AATTACGGAAGAAACCCACCCTAAAATTTGGAAACAACTAACAAAGGGAGTTTAAATGGCTTGTAAAGGTAAAAAGAAAGGAAAGAAAAAGTAATGGAAGAAATCACTTGGCAATCATTAGCTACTCTTCCAGGTGCCGTTGCTGCTGTAACGTTGGTTATTACCATCTTTAAAGCGGTTATTGGTATCTATTGGACTGAGCTTGTTAATAGAATTGCGGCACTAGTTCTTTCGATTCTAGTAGTTGTTGGTGTAACTGCTTTTTCGGGAGCAACCGATTGGCCTAGTCTTGTTCTAGCTATATTTAACGGTCTTATTGTTGCTGGCGCTTTGCTTGGTGTTAATAAACTGTATAACCAAAAAGTTATTCAGGACAAAGTTATGGGCGAAGAAAAGGCTTTAGGAAAGGGAAAAGGCAAGTAAGATGGATTGGGCATCCACACTTCAAGACGCTGGAGTAATTGCTGCTGCTTCAACAGCAATCTTCTTCGTCATTGATTTCATCAAAAAACTGTACTATAAACTACCTTGGGGGTGGATTCAGAAGACGCCTGGGGAAGTGTGGTTTGCCCTTTCTATAGCATTTGGTATTGGTATTGCTTTAGTTCTGTTTTGGGATAGTTTCTTCGGTGCTGATGCGTCACTATCTAGTGGATTAGCATCAGCAGCTTATGGTTTGGTTTCTGGCGCTGGAAGCAAGTTTATTAACTCTCTTGCTTCTTCTTCAGGAGCTAGATTAAAAGCCTCAAAAGAAGAGGCTCTTGCAAAAACCGCAGCGATAACAAACGGTAAAAAAGAAGAACCAAAGATTCCTGAACCTGTTCCTGAAAAGCCAATCGAAACTACGCTTGGAGGAACAGTACAGACTCCAGTATATGAGGAAGAAGCTTCGACTCCTGCATTACAAGGAAGAGTTGAAGAGATGAAAGAAAAGATTGAAGATAGGCTAAGAAAGTCTGTCTATGTTATATCTCCCGATGGAAAAGTAACTGAGTTTGATTACATCCCAACAGAAGCGGAGATAAAAGCACAATTTCCAACAAAACCTATTGTGGAAGTTGTAAAGAAGGTTGTACCTGAAGGAGATTATGTTATAATTGATGGAACGGTATACCCCTTAACAAAGGAAGGATAATGATTGATATCATTGTATATGAAGAGCTTCCTCTAGAATTGGAAGTACCAATAGATTTACCGTCCGATGGAGATTCTTTACTAGGACTTCCTAGCGTTCCGTTAGAATCTGAGTTTGATGGAGAACAACTCTATGGTAAAATGCCATCCGATAAATGGGGATGGCCTTGGTCTAGCGGATATGATGCTACTTATGTAGTAAAAGTAAGTTTCATGGGAAAAACACTGTATTGGCACAAATGGGCTGTAGTTCCTTTGATGAACGTACAGAAACAGCTTATTGAAGAGGGTTGGGATAAAAGATACTATTGGACTGACCTTCAAACCTGGAATAAGAGAATGATTGCTGGAACTAATGTTCCTAGTAACCATGCTTGGCCTACTGCGATGGATATTAACCCTAAACAAAACCCAATGCGCTATGATAACGTGCTAGTAACGGATATTCCTACTAGAGTAGTAGATATCTTTAAGCGTTATGGATTTAGATGGGGTGGAAATTATAGAACTGTAAAAGACGCTATGCATTTTGAGTATCTTGGAGAGCCTGTAAAAGAGTATGTAGGAAGAAGAATTCTTTCCTTGAAATCTCCTATAATGGCCGGTAACGATGTTAAGGAAGCACAGAGTCTCCTATTTTACTATGGATATGACGTTGATATTGATGGCAAATTTGGAGAGCATTCTGATGCTTGTGCTAGGTCGTTCCAGTCCAGTAAAATGCTGTCTAGTGACGGTATAATTGGTACTGTTACTTGGACCGAATTGCTGGCGAAACGTAAAGATAAAGTACTTAGAATGGGAACTTCTGGTAAAGATGTTGAATGGGTTCAGAAAGTTATTAACAAAACGATTAATGCTCAAATAGTTATTGATGGAGTATTTGGTAACGATACACAAGTGGCCGTGAAATCGTTTCAGAAGAAAAACAGCTTAATCGTAGACGGAATTGTTGGGCCTAATACTTGGAAAATGCTTCGTACCAAGTCTAACCCGAAACCATCTAAATGACGATAATATAGGTATAGTGTTCAAAGAGTTACGCCAAAACTACAGGTCGGAACTTGGGGTGTTTAACTCAAGAACGCGAAGGGGGAACGAAGTGAGAACCCCCCTAAAAACTCTCCAAAGGCCACTACGGTAATATAGTGGCCTTTACTTATAGAAAGGGGATTGAATTGAAGAAAGCGATAATCACTGGCATTACAGGCCAAGATGGTAGCTATTTAGCAGAAAATCTATTGGATAAAGGCTATGAAGTTCATGGAATAGTAAGGCGAGTAAGCACTCCTAACTATAAAAATATTCAACATTTATTGGATGAGCCTAATCTTCATTTAGAAGAGGGCGATATCACTGACTTAGCTTCACTAATTAGAATCTTTAAGAGAATTCAACCAGATGAAATCTACAACCTAGCAGCACAATCTTATGTGGCAGTTTCATGGGACCAGCCAATTCTAACTTCTAATGTTACAGGAATGGGAGCTTTAAATGTGTTCGAAGCAGCAAGACAAGTCTGTAAAGAAGCCAGAGTCTATCAAGCTTCTAGCTCTGAAATGTTTGATGGTATTAATTATCCTCAGACTGAGCAGACTCCTTTTAAACCCCGTAGTCCGTATGGTGTTTCGAAACTTTTTGCTCACGAAATGGCTCGAATATACAAAGAATCTTATGGGATGTTTGTTTCCTGCGGAATTCTTTTCAATCATGAAAGCCCACGAAGAGGAATAGAGTTTGTTACTCAAAAGATTGTTGATACTATAGTTAGACAAGTTTGTGGAGAACAAATCACTCTAGAACTAGGTAATCTTGAGGCTAGAAGAGATTGGAGCCACGCGGAAGATATGGTTCAAGGTATGTGGCTTATGCTTCAAAATAAAGAGCCTGATAACTATATTCTCTCTTCTGGAGAAACCCATTCTATCTTTGAGTTTGTCAATATAGTGTACACTCACTTTGGAATAGATGTTATTTGGGTAAATAAAGATGGTTATCCAGTAGGATATGACGTAGATGGAAAGATTTTAGTGAAATCTGTCGATAAATACTACAGGCCCAATGAGGTAAACATACTTCTTGGAAATCCAGAAAAAGCTAAAATAGAATTGGGCTGGAAACCAAAATATAATTTTGATATGTTAGTAAATGATATGATTGAATTAAAACTTATTGAATATACAAAAGGAGGATAAATGGCTATTATTGGCTATAAAGATTTAGGCAATGGTACAAATGCACAATATGTTACCTTATCTGATGAAGAGTTAGAGACTTTAGCAGATAAAATCGCAGAAGGCATTTCTAATACAACTATTGTTGTTGATGAGATAAAATTGGAATCTCCCACAGATGGCACCTATATAGGAGACATAAAATTTGGTGAAGACCTGCCTCTCCCCACAGGCGCAGCCACAGCCGCCAAACAGCCCGCCCTGGGCACCGTGGGCAACCCCAGCGCCGACGTACTCACTGTGCAGGGTGTGAGTGGGGGAACCACCCTTCCGGTCACAGCTACGGCGGGTAACACCCTCGCCACCGTCAGCGCCACCATCGCCAACGGCGCGTCCCTCTCTGGCGTCGTTGATATCGGTGAGGGCCGAGTCCTCTGCGCTATCGACATGCCCGCCGACTGGACCGCCGCCAACCTGACGTTCCAGGCTTCGACCGCGAGCGACGGCACCTACGACAACCTCTACGACCAGTACGGCACCGAGAAGACCGTCACCGCCGCCGAGGACCGCTACATCCCCCTGGATGACCCCGCGTTCTGGCTGGGTGTCAGGTACGTCAAGGTGCGCTCCGGTACGGCTGCTTCTGCTGTCAACCAGGGCGCGGAGCGGGTTATCACGCTCGTCACCAAGCCGGTGTGAGTATGCATCCGGCACTTTTAGCTAAGTCACCAATTATACCGCTCTATCGACTATCGGGTGCCATAACGCCTGGTAGTTGGGTTCACACTGCAGGGACCGAACCTACAATAGGTGTGAGTGCAGACGACCCACCGGCTTTGACTATAACTACTGCTGTTGGAGCTTGGGGTGCTGTGAGGTTCGCTGTCTCGCTAGACCTTGGCCGAGGTGGAGGGCTGCGATTGCGGCTTCGGAAAGATGCGAACTTATCTCAGATATCGCTTAGGCTTAGAACGCACGGAGACGCCAAACTCTACGATTCACAGGGACTTAGTGTGGCAGAAGGTAAGTTCCCGGTGAATACCTGGACAAACACGCAACTCACGCTCGCTACAAATGGTCAGCCAGCTACGGCTGCGCCGGGTGATGAACGAAATATCAGTAGTGTTGAAATACAGGTGCATCCATTAGCAGAAACATCTACTTGTTTAGAAGTGCAGTCGATTGATGTGCTTCGTGGAGACCCACGAGCCGGTGTTGTGTTCTGCTTTGATGATGGTTACGAAAACGTCTATACAAATGCCTATCCGATTTTGAGGGATGCGGGCATGGTTGGGACTATCGCTGTCATTCCGAGCGTGGTTGGGACTGAGGGCTACTGCACTCAAGCGCAACTGGACGAACTTTACGCTGCTGGCTGGAGTTTTGTGGGGCACGGTGTAGCACAAATGACATCACTTAACGAGACTCAGCAACGGGCGACGCACGAAGCGGCACGAGATTACTTTATAGCTCAAGGGTATACCCGAGGGGCGCGTCATTGGGTGTATCCAGGCGGTTCGACTAACCCCACTATAGATGCTATAGCTGCTGAGTATTGGGCTACCAGACGGCTTGGTGATGTCTTGAATCCAGGGGTAAATGTGCGCGGCTGGCCGGAATCATACGATTTGGTTACCCAGAGTGTCACAAATATTAATACTGTAGACAGCGTAATTACACGCCTAGCGAACGCTGTCAAGTTTGGCGGTATTCATTTGCTGTATTTCCATGAGATTGTGGCCTCACCGGAAAGTCTATATCAGTGGTCTACAGCTAACTTGGCATCGTTGGTTGAGTATTGTGTTACCAATGGGATACGTTCCTTTGGTTATGGTGAGGCGTTTGACCCTCACTCGTCAGAGCGGGTGGTTTATATATGATTACCTTATCATTACCATTGTCGTCCTGTGGGGATATTCTTTAATTTGCCGATATATAAAGAAAAGGAGGTGAAATAGTTGGCTGCAACAATGTCAGTAAAGGAGGTCAATGGTGGCGCTACTCCTGTAGCGACTACAATTACCAATTCCCGTTTTTGCACGGAAGATGATTACAACCCTGAATTAG